CGGTCCCTGGTCGTGATGGTGATCTATTGATCTCAAAGAACCGTCTTAAATCGGTGACTATCGAACTGCCTTGTACCGTCCTTTCAAATCGCAAACTCACAGATGCAGAAAGTGACATCAGTAACTCGCTAAATGTAGATGGTTATAAAGATCTTACTCTATCATGGGACCCAGATTTTATCTACCGGTCAGCTTTTATTGAGACTTTTGAAGTGTCTAGCCTTATGCGACAGTTTGGGAAAGTCAAGCTGAACTTCTTGACCTATCCAGTCAAATTTTACAAGCAAGGGCGTACTACTCAAACACTGACAAATGGAGTTGCGATCAATGGACTCGGAAATGTCAACGCAAAACCGATCATCACACTAGTGGGGTCTGGAGATTGCACGCTTACTATCAACGGGCGCAAGACTAAGTTAAAGGCAGTACAGAATAGGATCACGCTGGATATGCAAGCTAACCAGGTATTTTCTGGCAACTTGCAAGCGTGGGACAAGGTGGTTCGTTCCCCTCAATTCCAGATGCCGTACTTAGATTATGGCAGGAACTTGATAAGCTGGGACGGGAATTTTACTGTTACCATGATTCCAAACTGGGGGGTCAAATTATGAGACCTATTCTTTATAATGCAAACGAAACAGCGTTTGAAACCTACGGTCTGGGAGAAATTGACGCAACAAAAGCGCAAGTCACACGGGAACGTAACGGGAATTATACTCTATACATCGAGTACCCAGCTAGCGGCCCGCTTGCAGGTACGTTTAAAAATGATATGCGGATCAAGTCTGATGCTGGTTTACGGACCAAAAATCAGACTTTCTTCATTTCCCGTATCCTTAAGGACAGCTCAGGCATTTTAAAAGTCTATGCCAAACATATCAGCCACTTGACCGAAAAGATGGCTATTAGGAATAATACCAACGCTACAGGGACAGCTCAGTCGGCTTTGGCTATCTGGGCTTTAAATGCCCTGGGTGGTATTCGCTTTGATACATGGTCCGATATTGATTTAACCTCAAAGACAAGCTGGAATATCGCAGACTTCAAGACGGCGCGTGATGCCCTGGGCGGTGTCAAAGGCTCAATCCTTGATGTTTGGGGCGGTGAATACGAGTTTGATAATACCGTTATCAGACTGCATAAACAGCTAGGACGTAAAAGCCCTACTGTCCTGGAATATGGTCGCAATATCCTGCGAGCAGAAGATGACCAAGATATTGAGGGTGCTTATACCAGCGTCTATCCTTACGCTACCTACACCCCGGAAAATCAAGGAAATGGGGACGGTGGATCAACTAGCCAACAAATCACAGTTGAGCTACCTGAGAAATATGTAGACGGTCCTTATATCGGCTTATACAATGAGCGACGGGTTTTGATCGTTGACTTCTCGTCTAACTTTAAAGACAAGGAAGTCCCAACGATTGACAAGTTACGCAGACTTGCCAAAGAATACGCAATTAATAACCGTCTAGGACTCCCCAAAATCAATACTAAAATCGAGTATGTAGACTTATCAAAAACACTTGATTATAAACTAACTCAGATTTTAGAAGAAGCTGAACTTTGCGACATCGTCCCCGTCTATTATCCTCAGATCGGGCTTACTAGTGAAGATGCCAAACTGACAACTATTGTCTATGATGTATTGCTAGAGCAGAATGACAGTGTCGAGGTCGGAGTTATCGGTGATGGCTTTAAGTCCTCAATGACCAGCAACCTATCCGGTAAGATTGACGATTTAGCAAGCAATCAACAACGGCTGGTAAATACCTTGCCAGATTATCTCTTAAATGCTCAAGGTAACAAGGTTTGGTACAACCGTCCGGATAACAGCGAGCATAAAGTCGGTGATATCTGGTTTGAAAAGAACGGTCTATATGACCGCATGTATGTCTGGAACGGCTCTCAGTGGGAGAAACGGATCGACACAGAGGATATTGACAAGGTCAAGAAAGAGGTTGATAAACAGATCTCGGACGCTCAAGCCTCAACAACCCAAGCAATCGCGCAAGCCGACGCAAAGGCAGAAGAAGCCCTAAAGAAAGCCGGAACGCTACCAGACACTAGCAAGCTATCTGATCAGATCAAACAACAGATCTTGAACAGCCCGGACTTGCAGAACAAAGTCACGGAAGGGGTAAAAAGCGTTGACGGTGACACGATCTATAGTAAGATTGTGTCCAAAGTGACTCAACAATTCGCAACCGTGGGCCAGTTTGACGCTTTGGATCGGGTCCAAAACGATCAAGGGCGCGATCTTCTTAATCTGTCCAAACAGATCACGGCTCAGACCCTAGAATATAACAAGATCACGGAATCTAATAAGATGTACGAGCGTATCCTTGGTAAGAGCGAGAGCGAAGCTCCGGACAAGCTATCTCGATTGGTTATGTCCAGTGATATCTTTCAGACGGAAGTCGGGAAGTACGTCACTAGTGACAATAATTTGATTGTTAACTCAGAGACGATGGATCAGCACGTTTTAGTAAACGAAAATCGGCCCGGTGTCAATGTATCTGTCAGCGATGGAGTTTTTACGATCAAAGCACAGGGCGCAACGTCTTATAACTGGTCGGGGTTCACACTCCCAATTTACGTTCGCAAGATTTATCGTGGTGAAACGTATTCCGTTGGTTTTAAATACCGTGTTCGTGGGGCGCTTGATAGTGATTTTAACGTTATTATCAAAAACCACATTTTGAATCGCGCAGCGTTCGTAGCTACAGCCGCACGCGCTAGTACCCCTGTATCGGACGAATGGAAAGAATTTCAAGGGACGTTTTATATGTCCTCAGATTTTGAGTTCGGCAATCACAGGAACTTACCATTTTATGTGTATGTTATCAAAAACGGCTGGGTAGAAATTAAAGAAATTATGCTTGTCCGTGGATCGCGTACTGGTCCATACAAACCGAGCCAGTTTGACGACGCTTTTGCTGAAACAAAGGCCCTCGGTTCAAAAATGACCTCGAAAATCGGTGAAGTGTCTGGCAAAACTGATGAAGCGAAGCAGATCGCGCTTACAGCCCAAGCCCGCGCTGGAAGTGCTCAAGCTAAGGCAGACAGTGCGCAAGCGATAGCGGAAGGCGCTGAAAGTAGAGCTAATACAGCAGTAACAGGCGCCGCTAATGCACGAATGAAAGCCGATAGTGCTCAAGCCAAAGCGGAAAGCGCACAAACTAAAGCGGAAAATGCGCAAGCAAGAGCTGCACAAGTTGCCGAGCAGGCCAGACAAGCCCAACAGATGGCAGAAGCTATACGGACCCAAGTCACGCAACTTGCGGGAACGTATTCGATCAAGAATATCAATAGTGCGGGCGATATATTGGGCCAGCTCAACCTCAACAAAGACGGATCAATCAAGCTGAATGAAGCACTCATCGCGATTGGTGAGAAAACCTACGTCAAAGACGGGGTTATAAAAAAGGCGATGATTGGAGATGGTCAGATCGGAACTGCCCATATTGGAGAGATTGACGCAAACATAGCAAGACTTATCAACGTATCGTCAAAGAACATTGTATCAGATGGGCTTACAGCTAATATTATTCACGGTGGTGTTTTAGCCTCAAAGAATGGAAAGTTGAAATTTGACCTTGACAATAGCGCGTTAGAATCGACGTCTGACGAATCAGTAATAAAAAGAATAGGTTCGGGAGCTAATTTTCCAACTCAATTTTTGAAATTTAGCAAAGGTTGGGTACAAGGCCGCTCACAACCAGTCGGAATGACGATTCTGGGATCGAACCGATACGGAAACGGCCGGTCTGAAGATGGAAATTCTGGTGGCTTCACTGGTATTCGAATCTGGAATGGATCAAATGCTGAAGGCTACGCAGACTCGGTCGACGTTGTTGGAGATGAAATTGTTTTGTGTGATTCTCCTTTTCAAAACCGCAATGGGTGGCTTATGAAAACGACTTATTCGGACACGTCGTTATTCTCAATAACAAACAAGAGAAATTCGCGAATTTATGCCGGAGATTTTTTGTTTGAAAAAGCTGGCGGAGGAAACGCAAGTTTACGCCAGATTCTTTGGCAAATCGGGGATAATATTGCTCAGTTATACAGGTTCCGCGCACAAAATAATGAAGGGACTCCCGGCTGGAATGACACCAACAAATGGGGGTGGAGTTAACATGGACACAGTAAATAAAATTATAAATGAGATCTCGCAGAATCTCGCAAATGCTATCGTTGAGGCTACAAAATATACGGTCTTATACAAGGAAGCAAACGAAGAAAACAAGCGCGTAAACGAGCTACTAGCTAAGTTTAACGACGTTTTAGATAGCGATCAAGCACTCAAAGAGTTGTTCGATGAAACAGCTCAAAAATTAGAAGAACAAAAGGACTAAACACATGGAATTTAAAATCATTAACAAGTATCTACAAGAGGAAGGACGTACATTTGTATCAATCCGGTCAGCTAACCCTTACACAGCTTTTGAACGCGTTTTGATCGGTGACCGTACCAGCGAATCAGATGAAGTGCTGATCCAAGCCGTACTTGGTCAAGTCGTGACCGAGCTAAACCCGGCTGAGGGTGTGAAGAAATTGCAAGAGGACTTGCACACTCAAGCGCAAGAGTACGAAGCTAAACTCGCCAAAAAAGACGAAGAAATTCAGAAAGTCAAAGACGTCGCTGAGTGGAGCGTACTTGCTCGAGTAACTGACGTGGACAACCCGCTCGATCCTACAGTATTCAAGCGTGGCCTTGAGTTAGTGGATCTTGGGAAAGTTGGCACAACATATCCAGCACAAGCGATCTTTGCACTTGAGGACCCTAACCACGTTGAGAAATTTAGCGAAGGCAAGCGCGTGATGGTCCAAGTGACAGAACCATTTACATATAATGGAGAAACGCTTGACCAGCTCGAATCATTGCACCAAAACGGGAAGATTGGCATTTGGAAATGGACAGAGCCGAAACCAGAGAACGATCCAAAACCAGCGGGAGAGCTTGAAACTCAACCCGTCCAGTAAGCGAGTAGCTTGACAGGAGGGAGGGTGATTAATGGATCCAAAACCAGACGGAATTTTTGGGATTATTGAAATAGTCCGTGATTTCTACGATCACGGGATTGATGAACACATGATCGTGTTTGCCTTGATGGTTGTTGTTGCTTTGGATATCGTTTTAGGGGTATCCAGAGCGTGGGCTTATCATGAGTTTTCAAGCCGAAAATGGCGGAAAGGGCTAGTCAGTCATACAGCTATGATTTTAATTGTTGCAGTTGGCTATCCGTTCGCGTTATACATGAATCTTGGACCCGTGATTGATACCTTTATCGTTGCGATGATGGCAGCATACGGCTCAAGTATTTTGGCCAGTCTTTCGGCGCTGGGGGTAGAAATTCCCGGCCTCGATCACTTTATTAAGCAAAATATCGATCATGAAAAATTTCAACTCAAGGACGGCTTGAAAGAGCCTAAAAAATTGATAAAGAAGAAAGTGGACAACTTGCATGAATCTAATCACAAGCATTATCACATCATCAGCAATGAGCATTTTAGTGGTATTAACAGGGATCGTGGTACAAGCGATCAAGAAATACTTACTAATGCGCGGTGGTAAGAAAGCAATCGAGATCGTCGAGATCTTGGCAAAGAACGCGGTCAACGCTACAGAGCAAGTTGCGGATAAGCTGGATATCCACGGCAAGGATAAACTCGAGCACGCTAAAACTAGCTTGATCGAGGGCCTTGAATCTCAAAATATCCACTTGACAAGCCAAGAACTCAATACCTTTATTGAAGCGGCAGTCAAAAAAGCTAACGAAGAGTGGAAAAAATAGGAGATAGAAAATGAGTGTACAACAATCTATCGTTAACGGTTTTACTAGTCGTCGCGGACTAATTACTTATTCAATGTTTGGAAGCCGTAATGGGGCAGATGGCACGGGTGACTGCTCCGGTATCATGTCGCAAGTTTTAAAAGAAGCCGGAATCAATATCATCGGCTTACCATCAACGGTAACTCTTGGCCAGCAACTCGCAAACAACGGATTTTACCGTGTGAGTATCAATCAAGACTGGGACGCACAACCAGCCGATATTATTCTTATGAGCTGGGGTGCTGATATGTCAAGTTCTGGCGGTGCTGGAGGCCACGTCGGAGCGATGATTGACGATACATACTTCATTTCTTGCGACTACTCAACACAGGGCGCGACAGGTCAGGCTATTAATACCTATCCTTGGAACGACTATTACGGCTGGAATAAACCGAACTATATCGAGGTTTGGCGATATGCTGACACAGCACCACAGACCAACAACCAAGCAAGCACGGCCGTACAGCCAAAGGACAAGGCCTATTACCAAGCGAACGAGGTTAAGTATATCCATGGTATCTGGCAGATCAAGTGCGACTATCTCGCGCCGGTTGGTTTTGATTGGCTCGAGAACGGGATCCCGGTATCAATGGTAAACTGGGTTGATGAGAATGGAAACAACTTGCCAGACGGTGCGGATAAAGACTTCAAGGCAGGAATGTTCTTCTCGTTCGAACTCGATGAAGCCCATATCACAGATACAGGCAAAGGCGGATATTATGGCGGGTATTACTGGCGCTTGTTTGAGTTCGGGCAATTCGGCCCTATTTGGTTATCGTGCTGGGATAAGGACGATCTAGTGAACTATTATG